CAAGTTCAAATATTAAAGATAATCAACTTAATAACATTGAATGTTCAGCATTACCATTTAGAGTTTATCAACTGATCTATAATGAATATTACAGGGATCAAAATCTTTCAGCACCTGTTGACTTCTCATTAACAGGTGGAATTGCAAATGATGAAGATATATTTAAGCTTCGCAAAAGGGCTTGGGAAAAAGACTATTTCACTTCTGCACTTCCTTGGGCGCAAAGAGGTGAGCAACTTCAAGTTCCTCTATCAGGTTCAGCACCTGTAATTGGAAATGGTGAAACATTCATTAAGCTTCAAAGAGTTTCAGATGGTGCAGCCGCAACATCTGGTGATTTGTCTACTCTAAACTATGGTTCGTATAGTATTGTGAAAAACCAAGCAGGAGAATCAATTATGTTTGCAAGTAATGAAGAACAGGGTTTATCTGCTGATATGTCTCAGGTTACTTCTTCAACAATTAATGAACTTCGACAGGCTACCTCTATACAGAGGTTTATGGAAAAAATGGCGAGAGGTGGTGCAAGATACATTGAAGCCATTTACTCACATTTCGGCGTAAAATCTTCTGACGCCAGACTTCAAAGACCAGAATATCTTGGAGGTGGTAAAACACCTGTAATTATTTCAGAGGTTCTTCAGAATTCACAATCAACTGAAACATCACCACAAGGTACAATGGTAGGTCATGGCATTTCAGTAGGAAATACAAACGAATTTAGGGCAAGATTCGAGGAACATGGTTTTGTAATTGGAATTATGTCAATTATTCCAAGAACATCATATCAGAATGGACTCCCTAGATATATGCAAAAATTCGATAAATTCGATTATTTTTGGCCAGATCTTGCACATATTGGAGAACAGGAAGTAAAGAAATCAGAACTGTTCTATAATCCTACATACCTTCTCGAAAATCCTGCAAATTCAGGTACATTTGGATACCAACCAAGATATGCAGAATATAGGTTCGTTCCTGACACAGTCCACGGAGATATGGCAGGCAATCTTGAATTCTGGCATATGGGTAGAAAATTTTCAGAACTACCTCCACTAAATCAATCATTCATAGAGTCTAACCCTACACACAGAATATTTGCAGTAGAAGACCCAACAGAACACAAACTTATCGTTCAAACTTATACTAATTTCCAAGCTATTCGACCAATACCTAAATATGGTACTCCAGCAGGATTATAAAAATTAAAATATATGAAAAAAGTAAAATTTCAATTAACGTACGTAGAAGACCCAAATTCTATTGAGACACATACAGGTCTATCAGAAACTATCGAAGGTCAATCACAACCTATTAGAGAAATTCTTGTTAAATTTCAAAGAGGTACTCTTGAAATGGATATACAAATGCCTGTATATTATGATAACATTGATGACTTCAATGCAGTTGATCCAACACTTCAACCAGACTACGATATCATAGACGCCCAAAATGACTTAATTAAGTTAAGGCAACAAATCGCTGAAAAAAATGCTCTTATTGAGCAGCAAAAACTCGCTTTGTCAGCCCAAACAACAAGTGAAAGTAAGGACGAGCAAGCAGCAAACGAAGTGCAGCAATAGAGAGGACGAACAAAAACGCCGTTTTTAAGGGCGCAAAGCGCATATCACCTTAAAAATGGTGATACACTATACAGCGATAAAATGAGGGGCTAAAATGCCCCTCAAAATCGTTTTTACGGATAGTACAAAACACAGCACTATACTATACTTGATAATATAGTGCTAACTGACACCTTTTAGGTTCAGTTAAAAAAATAAAAAATTATGTCAGCAACAGGCGCAGCAGCAATCGCAGGTGCAGCTTCAATAATTGGAACAGGTTTAAGCACTATTGGTGCAGGACAAATGAACCAAAGAGCGGTTAGATACGCTCGTGAAGCAAGAGCAGAAGATATAAAACAATGGCACCTCCAAAACTATTATAATTCACCTACACAACAAATGCAAAGATTACGGGAAGCAGGTCTCAATCCTAATCTTGTATACGGAAATGGAGGAGGTACAATAGCAGCAACATCTGCACCTCCAACTAAAGTACCAGAGTTAACTAATACATTGGCATCAATGCAACAATTATCAGCAATACCTGCAATTTCAGCATATCAGGATATGAGGGTGAAAAATGCACAAATAGCAAATACTAAAGCATTAACAGAATTAACAGAACAAAAAAGAATTACAGAAGCAATAAATCAAGGATTAAAAGCTTCTCAAACTGCTAAAAATGAGTTTAATCTTGGACTTGCAAAACAAGTCGAAAAATATTCATTACAAGCAGCAGAATATAGTGTAATTAATGCACAAAGGGATGCAATGCTTAAGGAGACTAATAATAGGATTATGCAAGAAATGCAACCTTATAATATTGCAGAGAAACAAGCAAACATTAATGTAAAGATACCTGAATCTAAACTTAAAAATATGGAGTTAAACTATGAAAAAGAATTAAGAGAATTAGGATTATCTTTTGGAACACCTTGGTGGATGAAATCTGCTATTAAAGGGATAAAAAATTTCTCTGAATTTTGGAATAAATAAAATATTTGTATATTTGAAACAAGTTCTTTGACATTATGGTACTACATCCCTCCCTCCGTAGTTATGTATCTGCGGAGGATTTTCCCTTTTTTGAAAGGGAATTCATAAAATTAGTTAACAAATACCAAAAAAAGAAATGGGAACGAACTACAAAACAAAACCTATGCCCGAAAAAGAACCCGTTAAAGTTTCATATCTCGGAGTAGAATATCTTATACCTTACACGCTATATAAGTCGTGTTATGATGAAGTACAAAAAGTAACTATTAAAACGCTTGAAAAGTATGAAAAGAAGAGGATACAGAAGGAACAAACGCAGGGGTAAGCGCATCAGCTCAATTTATGTTTCACGAGGTGGCATAAGACTTTAAAAATGTTATGTATAAGTCCAATGAACATAGCCCGACCCAACGGACTAGGAAACAAAGACAGGATTATAATCCCTTGCGGAAAGTGCGTTGCCTGTCTGACAAACAGGCGAAACGATTGGACATTACGCTTAAAAGAGGAATTGAAAAACAGTACCTCCGGACACTTTGTAACACTAACCTATGAAGACGAAAATCTGCCATTCGGGCAGTTTGCGAATACACTGGATAAGCGAGATTTACAGCTATTTATAAAAAGATTGAGAAAATATGATCAAACTAACAAAATCCGTTATTACGCTGTTGGCGAATACGGTACAAAAACTCAAAGGGCTCATTATCATTTGCTTATCTTCAACCTTTCTGAAGTTGAGTATATTCATAAAGCTTGGAAACACGGACACATCAAAGTATCGCAAATAAATGGTAAGTGTATTCATTATGTAACTAAATATCATGTAAATAAAACAGACTACCCCTATGGAAGTGAACGACCATTCGCCTTGATGTCTAAAAACCCTGCTATTGGCAGTGGTTATATCGAAAAACAAAGAGAATACCACGAAGGCTATCCACAGAGAGCCTTTTATACCGAAATCGGGGGAGTAAAAAAACGACTTCCCCGATATTTCAAAACTAAACTTTATTCTAAAGAGGAACTTACTCAAATATCTATTATCAATGGAATCACAACAAACTCCACAACCGACAAAAAACAATTGGATTATAACATTCTTAATCCTACTGAAAACTATTTTAAACACGATTTTTCCCAAAAAGTCGAACTAAATAAAAAATACAAACAAAAAATTAACCATAACAATTCATTCTAATTATGGCACAAATATTTGACAGAATTAAACTTCAAAAACCTAAATCATCAGTTTTTGACTTATCACACGAAAAAAAATTATCTCTTAATATGGGAGATCTTGTACCTGTATTTATTCAGGAAACACTACCCGGAGATAAATTCAAGGTTAATCTTGAACATCTTATAAGATTTCAACCACTTCTTGCACCTATTATGCACCGTGTAAATGTATATACACACTTCTTCTTTGTTCCTAACCGTCTTGTATGGAACCAATGGCAAGACTTTATTACCGGTGGTAGAGAAGGTACTGATACACCACCTTTCCCAAAAATAGCAATGCAGACTGCTGATGCACAATTACTTTCTTATTTTAAAAAAGGATCTCTTGCTGATTATCTTGGTTTTCCAAGTTCAAATATTAAAGATAATCAACTTAATAACATTGAATGTTCAGCATTACCATTTAGAGTTTATCAACTGATCTATAATGAATATTACAGGGATC